CGGCGGCTGCACTATCGCTTGGACGAGGCGCCGCACATCGTCAAGAAAGCGCTTGTCGAGGTCTGGATCGTTCGGCCACCATTGCTTGATGAAGGCTTGCAGGGCGGCGTTGTAGCGTGGCTGCGGCATCGCGAATATCTTATGCTAGCGCCATGAGTACTGTACCGATTCCCCCATTGGTTGCGGTCTATGCGCGAGTTTCAACCGACGATCAGTCCTGCGAGCTTCAACTGAACGAGTGCCGGGAGTACTGCGAGCGCCGCGGGTGGCGCCTGGCCGGCGAGTACGTCGACACCGGCTGGTCCGGCACGAAGGCATCCCGGCCGCAGCTCGACAAGCTGATGCGCGATGCGCGGGCACATCGTTTCGACTGCGTCATGGTCTGGAAGGTGGACCGCTTCGGCCGCTCCGTCGTCAACCTGCTCGAGCACCTGCGGCTCCTTGAGAACTACGGCGTCCGCTTCCTGGTGATCAGCCAGTCGATCGACACCGACCAGGCCAGCCCGACGTCGAAGCTGCTCATGCACATCCTGGCGGCCGTCGCCGAGTTCGAGCGGTCGATGATCGCCGAGCGCGTCACCGCCGGCCTCAAGGCCGCGAAGCACCGCGGCGTGAAGCTCGGCCGGCGCAAGAAGTTCTTCGACTACGACAAGATCCGGCAGCTATCCCTGCTCGGCAAGTCGATCCGTCAGATCTGCGCGGAGACTGGGCTCGGCATGGGAACCGTCGCGCGCTACTTGCGAAAAGCCGCTTAATCCGCTAGAAACACGCCGTTTAAGCTGTGCCACAAACCCGGTTGCACCGAGCATTCTAAGTTGTTGTATTCGCAACTTGGCCGGGCCTTCGATTCGGCGTGCCACAAATACATGTCTGTGGCACAGAGCCATCATTCCGTAGATTCAACAGACTTTCGCCACCCCGTAAATTCTGCACAACGGCACCTTTTGCGACCCCCAGCCCCCGTCCCGCGCAAACCAAAACCCGGCGTAAGCGCATGACGGAGCGGCGTTTAAACGGCGCAAACGGGCAGCGTGGACGGCGCGCGCGGGGCGCAAGTCGCGCCGATTGTGGGGCGTGGGGGCGAAATTAGTGGTGCGGAAGGGGCGGCGGGGTGTTCCAAAAACCCTATCGCTGCGGCGGGTGGACCGTCGCTACCTTGCACGGCAACGTCACCGACTTGGGATCGTCCGGCCTGCCAGCAGCCGTGATGAGCGCCCGCATATCGCACTCCGCGCAGACGATCAGCCATGAGCCGCATTCAGGGGCCGGATACGGTAGGTCGACGCGGCAAGATTTCTCGGCGTGTTCGGTCATCACGAGGTCGATCCCATCCGGGTAATCGGGATTCGCCGGGCATTGGGCTCTCCCGCGGCCGCTCGGGATGAACCGGACGGTATGCTTCTCAGCCGCACCCGGCATCAATTCACCCCCGCCGGGTGCTTCGGCACCGCCTTGATTCGCCGGGAGCCCGTGCGCGCCTCGATCGCCAGCGCGTCGACGCGCGTCCGGCCGATGCGGTCCTCGAGCGCGCCGAGGGCGACGGTGGCGATCTCGAGCAGCGCATCGAGTCCGATCACCTCGAGCAGCTCGCGCATATCGCGGACCCGCCGCTCGCGCTCGCGGGCCGACAAGTGCAGCAGGTAGACCTCGCCTTCGACCGTCCCGTCGGCGTCGGCCGGCGCGGCGTCGAACCAGCTTTTGATCGCCCTCTTCAAACTCTCGTAACGCGCGTCGTCCGAGGCGTGGAGCTGGCGCCTTCTGTCCAGCTCGCCGAACTCGTCGCAGATCTTCCGCATCTCGAGGTCGGTAGGTATCGCGAGTTCGACGGAGGGCGCCGCGGGCTCCCGTGCCGGGCCGCGGCGCTTCACCTCCGTCTCTTCGATCAGCGGAACGGAAAGGGAGGCGCCGTCCTCGCCGATGAAGATCTTGGAATAGCCCTTTGAGTGCGGCGGGTCGGCGAAAGGCGGGGGATCTGCCGGCGCAGGCTCGGCGGCGATCGCCGGCGGCTTCCGGCGCGGCCGGCCCATCGGCTTCGGGTTAGAGCATTCGTGGCCGCGGGCTTCGCCGGCGCTCGCAAACGTCTGGCCGCAGCGATCGCAGGTAACAGGCCGGGGCTTTCGGCCCACCTTCGCTTTCACTTTGGGGGGTTTGGGGGCCTTGCGGACAACAGCGGTGGGGGCTACTTCAGAAGCCACGAAAACAAGCGTACCGCGATCCACCCGAGGCCGGCGAGGATGACGCAGACGCCCAGAAGCACCACAGCCCCGGCCGGCATCGGCCGGTGGGCCCGAGGCGGATGGTAGTCGTCACTGTGAGAGCGGATCATTCTCACTGACCATGTAGAGCCCTGCGAGAGCAGCGTTCGTCAACCGTACTTCATTGCGGGTTCGCTGTTGTGAGGCGACTGAATACAAACTGATGGCGTGGTTGATCACCCACGCGGCAAAGGTCGCGCCGAGCAGCCAATTACGGAAGTACAGATTGACCCCGGCGCAAATGGCATTGAATACCAGAAACACCCAGTGCATCCACCAGCCGAACTTCAGGTCGCGATCCATCACGAGGCCTTCCGCCTGTACGCCATCTTCCGCCCCAAGTCCAGGATAGCCCCGTAATCGACGCTCAGAGCCTCTCTGGCGCCCTTGAGCCTCACGGTGAGGTATCTGGGGTGCAGCGACACCACAATCGCGCTGGAGCGCTCGTAGGCGTCCGTCTCGCGCACCGTGGGGGCCTTCTGGTCCTTGAGCTTCGTCATACTGCACCCGACATCATAATCCCCGCTTATCGTCGCGGCTGACCGGCCAGCGCGGGCATCCTCCGGTCAGCCATCCGGGAATCTCGTGGTCGTAATCGAGGATCGTATCGGCCCACATGTGCGTGGGCGTGCGCTCGCCCGCTTTCGGCGCTCCAACGACGCAGGACCGCTTGCCGAGTCCGACCGCGTATGCCCAATCGGCGTGGGCGTCCGCTCCGCAGGGCAACAGCAGGACAACCACGTCGCAACGGTCGAGGGCGGCACGGTTGCACTCGACGGCTTGCCGCCACTCAGGGACGCTCGTGATGTATTCCGCGTACGATCCGATCTCCGGGTCCCACTGGACCGGAAAGCGCTCGGGCGGAATCTCGGGAGTCTTGCGGCAAGCCGGGTCCGTGAAGTCGTAGACCTCATGGCCGCAGATCCGGAGGGAAACCGCCACTTCGCGCACGCGCTGGCGGTTTTTCCATGACGATGAAATGTAGATGTTCACGACGATAATCTCCCCATATCGCCGCACGCCTCACGCTCGATCATCCGCCGCTCGGCCTTCCAGTCCTCAATACCCAACGTCGTCAGGTACGCCGGCACGGTAGGGGGCTGCTGCTCCATAGCGGCGATCTCGGCGTCACACCGGGCGATTTCGCGGGCCAGCTCGTCGGGGGTCATGCGCACCTCGAACACAGCACCGCCGTCGCCCAAATACAGCCACCGGAACAGGCGCGCGTCTCCGAGCAGCCGCAGCATGCGCAGGCTCGCTCCTCGCCGGCATAAATCCGGAGCTGGCGCGAGTACTCCATCCGCCCGCGCTCCTGCATCGCAGCTTCGACGTCCGGATTTCCTTCGTCCATCAAATCCGGCAGCGCGTCGCCGAGGCTTTCGACGTCGCCAGCGCAGAGGACGTCCGACGTCTCGCGAGCGATGAGGACCTCGCCGCCGGCGAAAGCGACCAGTGTGACAACGCGCCGGACCTGGCGCCGCCGGCCGCGGCCGATGACGTAGAGATCCTCCTCGTAGTCGAAGCCGCCGCCGTCCTTCGAACGGACGTGGACACTCGGTAAGTGGATATGGCCTGTTGGAAGGGCCCTCGGTTTCAACGCTGGCGCGCTCATGTCTTTCCTCCGTTGGCACGGCGGGCCTCGACACGTTGAAGATCGACGCCCATCGGACAGGCGCAATACTGGTCACCGACGCGGCCGAGGCCGCGGCATTCGAGGCACGGGCCGGTTCGCTTCTCCTTGGAAGCCGCCGTTTCCGGGGCGGGCGCGGGCGTTGTGCCTTCGCCGCCCCACATCTGAGCGTGCTTGATGAAGAATCCCTCGCGTGCTGGATTGCGGAGCCGCTCCAACCGCGGCTTGATGTCGTCCAGATACTCGCGCAGCGCGCCGCCGCGGATCTCCAGCGCCTCGGTGATCGTGCGGACGGTCTTCTGATCAGGCGAGCGGTTGAGTGTGGCTTTCATCAGGGCAACGAGTTCATCCCGGTCGGTGGCGTATTTACCGGCGGGAATCTCGGATGGGGCGGGGCGGTCGGCCTTGGCGTTGGTTTTGGTCGTCGTCGACTTCTTAGATTGAATTTGCGCCTCTACTGCAACGGATGAAGGTTCTGTTGACGACGACTGGACCGGGGCACCCCCGT